TGGAACGATAAAGCTAAAGAGCTTGGCCTGTCTGGTGAGTCTTCTGGTGTTATCGCTCAAGAAATTCAGAAGGTCAAACCTGAAGCTGTTAAACAGGTTGACGGATACTTGGCTGTTAACTACTCAATGGTGGCGTAATGAATCAGCAACTAATAATGGAAATGCAACGCCGTCAGCAGGAAGAAATGCAACGGCAGATGCAGGAACAGATGGCGCAAATGGGCCAGTCTCAACAGGCTCAAATGATGCAGTCTATGGCGCCACCGCAAATGCAGGTTCAGGCTCCGCAGATCCAAGCACCGCAGGTTCAGGCGCCCAAGGCATTAACACCAGAGCAGGGCTTGGCATTGATGCAGATGTTAAGATCTGACAACCAAGCGCCAATGATTCAGACAGACCCAAGAATGTTGCAAATCACTCCGGTACAGCAAAGAGACCAAACAGCGGGTCTATTGCAGATGCTGAAATTTTTAAAGTAGGTGATCAGATGGCTCTATTAAACCAGTTTGGACAGCAGGACGAAGAGATTCTTAGAGGAATAAAGGGGAATGCTCCGATTAGTCAGGGTAATGTTGTATACGACAACCCGTCCGTAAAGCCTATCCCCAATGCTCCAAAGCAAAGTTTTTTTGGCCGAATCGGGTCTGGACTGCAAGACCCTGAAACCTTGATGAAGCTAGGCATGTTATTTAGCTCTATGGGGTCAAGATCTCAGGCGATGGTTCCTGCGTTACAGGCCAACTTAGAGTCAATGCAATCTAAAAGGCAGGCCAATGCAACGGCGGAGCGATTTAGGGCAATGGGCAGGGATGATCTTGCTCAGATGATTGAGCAGAATCCAAGCATGGCGCTTGATCTGACAAAAGCGTATTACTCTAGCCAGTTTAAATCTCCAAGCGCGTTTTCTGAAAAGGTTGATGCGCTGGTTGCGTCTGGAGTTCCAAGAGAAGACGCAATTAAGCTGGTAATACAAGGATCACAACAGCAAGGATTTAGCGCAAAATTTGACCCAGAAACTGGGCAGTTTAGTGTAAGCCAAGGCGGCGCTGGTGGCGACATGACCGAGAGTGAGTCAAATGCTTCAATGTTTGGAGCAAGAATGTTCACGGCAAATCAGGCGCTAGTCACTCTTGAAAGCGAGGGTACAAAGTTAGGTCAAATGATCGCAGGCAAGATTCCCGTTGTAGGAAACTACATGCTTACGCCGGAAGGACGGCAATATCAAAATGCTCAAAAGAACTTTGTCGCCGCTCTTTTAAGAAAGGAGTCTGGAGCTGTAATAGGCCAAGATGAAATTGATGACGCAATACCAATCTACTTCCCTGTTGCTGGAGATGATCCACAAACAATTGAAATGAAGCGAAAAAACAGACAAATTGTTGTTAATGCCATGATGCAGGCAGGAAAGACGGAGGTTTCAGGTCAAGGCATGCAATCATCTGGACAGCCAAGAAAGATAAAGGGTGCTGACGGAACTATTTACGAATACGAAGTGGTCGAATAAGAGGTCAGTATGGCAAAAATTAAGGTAACTCGACCAGACGGAAAGATCGAATACATCGAAGCTCCAGACTTACTTCAGGCCGCTGAGGCTGACAAGCAGAAAAGCGCCTTCGGAACACCGCTTATGCTTACGTCTGATGGCGGAAGAATCTATGATACACCGAAAGGCTTAGTTTTTGCGTCTGCGGGTTATTCAACGACAGACCAGAATCGCATTAGAGAAATAATTCAAGAAGAGAAAGCCAAAGGAGAGACCCCAAGACAGTTAGCGGAATCAGATATTCGCCAAGAGATATTGGGTCAGGCTCCTATTGCATCTGCTGGTGCGTCCGCCATGCAGGGCATTCCATTTGTTGGTGAATACATTGATGAGCTTGTTGGAATGGCAAGCCCAAGAATCCAACAAAATATTCGAGCCGCACAGTCTGCGATGAAGGAAGAAAAGCCAATAACTAGCGCTGGCCTGCAAACAGGAGCGGCAGTTGCAACTACGGCTCCGTTTCTTGGTGCAAAGTTTGCGGGAACAACGTTAGAGCAAGCTGGAAAGCTTGGACTTCTTGGTACCGGCTATGGTGCCGTTGAGGGCGGCGTAAGTGGATACGGTCGAGGCCAGACCCCAGAGCAAAGGGCGCAAGAGGCAGAGTCTGGTGCAAAATTTGGTGGAGTTGGTGGCTTTGTTGGTGGCGCAATAGCGCCATATGCGGACAGGGTAATCGCTAGGCTCATGGATAAACCAGCTAGAACACTTGCGTCTAGTCTCGGTATATCTGTTGAAGCGGCTCAGGTTATTCGAGACACATTTAGCCAAGGCGGAAACATTCAAGATGCCTTTTCAGCCATAGAGAGGGCAGGCAGAACTGGAATGATTGCTGATGCGAACACAGCAACTAAGGTTTTGGCGGACGCTTTAGGAGCCACTGGCGGCGAGGCTTCTGAAATTGTTTCAGGCGCAACACGTCAAAGAGCAGAGGCAACCGGAAGGGATTTGTCTGCACAACTAGATAGATCGCTTGGCGATGTCCCAGCAGGAACGCAGTCTGTTCTTGAAGACGTTGCGGCAAAGTCTGCATCCGCTAGAGGTCGTTTGTATGACGTTGCACTTAGCAAGCCGATTGACTACACATCACCAGCAGGAATGGCGATAGAGGGACTGTTTGAGCGAATTCCGAACAGAGTTAAAGCTGAGGCTATACGCAAAGCTAACGAAGCAATGCAACTTGAGGGAACTCGTGATAAGACGATGCAGATACGCGCAATCATAGGCGATGACGGGTCTGTTTCTTTTTCTGAGATGCCAAACATAACCCAGCTAAATGAGCTGAAAATTGCACTGCAAGAAATGGCTCAGGATATGGTAAACCCCAGAACCGGACAGGTAACGGCAGAGGGGCGAAGATATCTCAATGTTGCTTCAGAATTGCGAGACCTTTTAACAGAAGCAAACCCAATTTATGGAAGAGCTGTTTCACTTGGCGGAGAAAAGATACAAGAAGAAAACGCCTTCATGCTTGGGCTTGATTTTCTTAAAGACAAGACCACAAGGGAAGAGGCCGCTCGCGGATTGAAAGGCCTAACCGAAATGCAACGCGATCTTGTTAGGAGGGGCGTAAGATCAAACGTAGACGAAACAATTGCCAATGTAAAAGCGGCAATGGATGCGGGTGGAGATACAGAAATCGCTGAGGCTAGAAAGCTTCTACGCAATTTAAGTAGCAGGGCAAATAGAGATAAATTGCAAATGTTGTTGTCGCCTCAAGAGTATGCCCAGTTTGAAAAAACTTTGATGGAAGCATACATGGCGATGGATTTGAGAGCGGCAACTGCAAGAGGATCGCAGACCGCTATAAGACAGCAAGTTCAGGGCGACATAGAGCAGGCAACTAGCGGCGGGATAGCAAGAAGCTTACAGCAGGGACAGCCAGTAATGGCAACTCAAGACATCATTAAGGTTCTTACTGGCGCAACTGATGCGTATACCACGCAAGAAAGACAGGCAATATACGCCGACCTAGCCAATATACTTGTTGGCCGTCAGGGCAAGGATGCCAAGGCGGCATTGAATTATATCCAGAAGGCTGTAGAGGATGGTAAAATTGATCAGAAGCGCGCCGCTTTTGTTGCAAACGTTGTGGGCAGAATCACAATACCTGCCGGATCTGAAGCGGCCCAATAAATAGGAAGCAACAATGAGACCAGAACCAAAAGACTTAGGTGAGATCGAAGGCATTGCCCGAGAGGCCGTGAACGATGCGGTTGATTTTGTTGAGTCAGAGATTTCCGAAGACCGAATCAAAGCCCAGAGATACTTCGATGGCGAGGTAGATATCGGTGAAGAAGAAGGCCGGTCTTCTGTTGTATCCACTAAGATACGCGACACCATTAGAGCAATTAAACCCTCACTGCTCAGGGTGTTTCTTTCTACTGATCGACCGGTTGAGTTTGTCCCCACAGGTCCAGAGGATGTGCCTGTAGCCGAGCAGGCAACGCAATACGTTAACTACCTATTCAACGAAGTCGGCGGGTATCGAATCCTAAACGACTGCTTTCATGATGCGCTGTTGAAAAAGGTTGGAATCGCCAAGGTCTACTGGGACACCTATATGGAGTCAAAGACCTACGATTACACTGACCTGAATGAACAGGAATACATGGCCATTGTTAACGATGAAAACGTTACGGTCATATCAGAAACTCAGGTAATCAAAGCAGAGATAGACGAGATGGGCATGCAGATAGACCGCCCATACTACGATCTTAAGGTCTCTTATCAAACAGAAAAGGGTAAGCTTTGTGTTGAGTCTATCCCACCAGAGGAGTTTTTCGTTGATCGTAACGCGAAGTCTATCGAAGATGCTTACGTTGTTGCTCATCGCACTGAGATGCGCGTTGGTGAGCTTGTGGCTATGGGTTATGACTTTGATGTTATTTCTGAGCTTGGCGGTCTGGGCCACACTGATACCTTTTCAGAGGTGGAGAGATACGAGCGCAGAGGTTACGAAGAAGACTACTCAGACGAGGATGTCCAAGACCCTTCAATGAGAATCGTTGCCGTTACCGAAGCGTATATGAAGATAGACGTAGAAGGGACCGGCGTACCAGAGTGCTACAAAATCCTAATGGGCGGGTCAAACTACAAGGTTTTAGATTACGAGCCTTGGGGTGATATTCCGTTCGCCGTATTCGAGGTTGATCCAGAGCCGCACACATTCTATGGCCGGTCGATTGCCGATATACTGTTTAACGAGCAGGACGCATCTACCGCAATGCTTCGCGGCGTCTTAGATAACGTTGCCCTGACTAACAATCCAAGGTCTGAAATTATTGACGGGATGGTTAACGTTGACGACCTGCTAAACAATGAGATTGGTGGTGTTGTTCGGGTTAAGCAGGCTGGGTCTATTCGGGAGCTTACAGTACCGTTTGTTGCCGGTCAGGTTCTTCCTGCCATGCAGTATTTTGACCAAGAGATCGAGTCAAAGACCGGTGTTACCAAGGCGTCTAGTGGGCTTAACCCAGATGCACTGCAAAGCACTACTGCGGCGGCGGTAAACGCCACAATACAGGCGGCGGCAGGTCAGGTCGAGGTTATCGCTAGAAACCTTGCAGAGGGCGGAGTAAGTCGCCTTTTCAAGCTTATGCTGAAGCTGGTTACCGAGAACTCAGACGAGCAAAGAATGATGCGCCTGTCTGGTCAATTTATACCGGTAGATCCACGCATCTGGAACACAGAAATGGACGTCTCTGTGAATGTTGGCCTTGGAACTGGTCGAGAAGATCAGCGAACGGCGGCACTAAATCAGGCGCTACAAATGCAGATGCAGATCTGGCAGTCATACGGGCCATCAAATGGGCTGGTTTCTATGACTCAAATAAGGAATACTTTAGCAGACATGCTTGCTATCAATGGTGTTCGCAACGTTGACCGATACTTTGCGCCGATGGACCCACAGACGGAGCAGATGCTACTTCAACAGCAACAGCAGATGGCACAGCAACAAGGACAGCAGTCAGATCCGAATCAAGCTTACTTGCAGGCTGAGCAGATCAAGGCCCAGCAAAAAGCCCAGACGGATATGATGAAGATCCAGATTGAAGCCCAGAAGGCTTTGGCCGAGGATGATCGTAAGCGCGATGAGATGGACCAGAACTTACTGGTCAAGGCCGCTGAAATCATTGGCAAGTATGGAACTGCTGTAGACATTGAAAGAATCAAGGCGATGCAGGCAGAGCCAAGATACCCGCAACAGTCACCGGCTCAGGCGGTGGTTGGAGGTAGATTCTGAACGTAAAAGAGAAGGCCGCCGCTGTACGGCGACTCGTTAATGACGAAGTTGTACAGATGGTGCTGGAAGAGATTAAGAATGAACAGGTATCTGTCTTTCTTAACAGTGGGTCGGATATAGACGACCGTGAACGCGCTCATGTTATAATATGGGCGTTAAACAAGATCGAGGATAAATTCCAATCCATTTTAGCGGACGAAGCTATCCATGATCGCAACGAAGAGAAGAGGACGTCAGGACCGTGGAAACGACTGAAACTCAAATAGACGGCACTATTGAGAGTGCTATTGCGTCACTAATTCAACCTGAAGAGCCAGAGGCTGAAGAAGCCGAGTACGAAGAGGCGGAGCAGGAAGAAGAGGAGACAGAAGAACCCGAAGCAGACGACTCTGATGAAGAGTACGAAGCTGAAGAGGACGAGGAAGATTCTGAAGAGGACGAAGAGAGTTCGGCCCCTGATACATACACCGTCAAGGTTGACGGCAAGGAAGTGCAGGTAAGCTTAGAAGATCTCAAGCGTGGGTATTCAGGTCAACAGTACGTCCAGAAGGGTATGCAAGAAGCCGCGAACCTGCGAAAGCAGGCAGAAGAGGCTTTTAATGCTTTGATGGCTGAACGCCAGCAACTGAATCAGTTTTACCAGCAGGTACAAAGTGGTCAGGTTGTTATGCCGCCAAAGGCGCCAGACAAGTCAATGTTCGAAAGCGACCCCATAGGTTTTATGGAAGCTAAGATGAAGTATGACGAGGATGTGCAGGCCTTTGAACAGCAAAATGCGCAGTTGCAACAGATAATGCAACAGCAGACGTATGCAGAGAAACAGGCCCAGCAGGCCTTTCTGCAACGCGAGCTGGAGCAGTTGAAGGTAGCGGTTCCCGAGTTTAGCGACCCTGATCAGGCGTCTAAACTGAGAGAACAAATGCTACGCGCTGGGCAAGAGGTATATGGCTACTCGCCAGAAGAGATCGGCATGGTTATGGACCACCGAGCACTTCGAGTAATGCGAGACGCGATTAAATACCAAGAGCTGATGAGTGGTAAACAACAGGCCAAGAAGACCAAGGTGGCGCCTAAAACGCGACCTTTAAAGGCTGGTGCTAAGAGATCTGATTCAAACGTGAAGGCGGTCAGAGAACGTAAAAGTAGACTGAAGAAATCCGGTAGCATTGATGATGCACTGGGACTAATCCTAAACGCTTAATGAGGTAACTTACCATGGCACAACCAAGCAACACTTTTGACAGCTATGATGCTGTCGGCATACGAGAGTCACTCGAGGACGTTATTTATGACATTTCTCCAGAGGAAACTCCATTTTATTCTGCTTGTAAGAAACTAAAGGCAAGCAACACGTTCCACGAGTGGCAGACTGATGCCCTTCGTTCGTCTGCGGCTAACGCACACGTTGAAGGCGATGACACTACTGCCGAAGCGCGTAGCGCAACTTCTCGCTTGGGCAACTACACTCAGATCTTCAAGAACGCTGTGTCTATTCCTGACACTGACGAAGGCTTGAAGAAGGCTGGCCGTGCGGCTGAGATAGCGTACCAAACACTAAAAATTGCAAAAGAGCAAAAATTAGATATCGAGAAGGCATTGTTCGACAACAACGCTCGCGTTGCTGGCAACTCTACCACTGCTCGTGAGCTTGCAGGCGCTCCAGCTTGGTTGGTAACTAACGTTAACTTCCAGTCTGGCGACAGCGGTGCAAACCCAACTGGCGACGGCACTAACGCGCGTACTGACGACGGCACCCCCACTGCGTTCACTCAAACTAAGTTTGACGATGTAATGCAGTCAATTTGGGAGCAGGGCGGCAAGCCTGACGTTTGCTACTTGTCTGCGTTCCAGATGAACAAGGCACTTGGCTTCGTTGGCATGAACAACCAGCGTTCAACCATTGGCGCTTCTGTTGGCGGAACCAACTCTGTTGTTAACGCTATGGACGTATACGTAACCCCTTGGGGCACCGTAGAGTTCATGCCTACTCGCGAGAACCGTTCTCGTGACGTATTCATCATGCAGTCAGATATGTGGGCTGTTGGTGTACTTCGTCCTACCAAGAACAGTGCTCTTGCTAAGACTGGCGACTCAACTCGCCGTCAGGTATTGACTGAGCTTACTCTCGTTTGCAAAAACGAAAAAGCTTCAGGCATTATTGCTGACAACACTACGTCATAATGTAAAGGGGGGCTTCGGCCCCCCAATACTTAGGTGATCTATGAAATACAAGGTAGTAATTTCTGCAATGAACATCGACGGCGAAATAAAGCGCCGAGGCGATATTGTAGAGATGAGCGAACAGGAATTCTTAAAGTGCGGCACTCGGCTTGAGCCGTTTGTCGAGCCGGCAAAGCCAAAAAGGCGCGGACGCCCTAAGAAGGTTTCAGATGAAGGTTGATGAGCAGTTTGTAAGGCTTGATGACAATAAGTTTGGCGTAAAGAGCACATACTCTAACGACCCATACTTAGAGCGTACTCGTTTACTGCGTGAAGCCGGCGCCGGAAAACTCCCAGAGTCGTGGTGCGTTGGGTCTATACCGATGCACTTACTGGCTCAGTGGATGAAAGAAGAAAACGTATCTTGGGAAGACCAAGAAGGCCGCAGGCGGCTTATTATGAGAAAGCTAAACGACCCTGACTTTAAAAAGCTAAGAATCGTAGAGGGTCAGGTCTAATGCCGGTCAAAAAGGTAGGCAAAAAGTACGCCATTGGGTCGGGCAAGGCGATGTATAAATCCAAGGCCTCTGCGAATAGAGCGTACAAGGCCTATCTTGCTAAGAAGGGTAAGAGTAATGAGCGTTGAACATTCTGTAGCAAAGCTTGAGGCTCAGCAGGAGGCGATGGCCTCCGACATTCACGAGATGAAGTCGGCGCTAACAAGTATTGCTGAAACGTTACGCAATCTCGCAGGTATTGAGCAAAGGCAGGTCAACTTGACAGACGCAATTACCCGCGCCCATAAGCGTATCGACGAGGTTCAAAGCCTAATTAAGGAAGAGGTAAAGGGCCACGAGAAGCGCATCCAGTCTATCGAGCTAAAGCAAGCAAAGGATGCATGGATTGAGCGCGTGATTACGGTCATTGTTATGGGCGTTGTCGGCCTGTGGATTAAAGGCGGTTTATGACCTTTATAGATCTGATTGCGGGGATCTTTAAACCAGCCGCAGAGCTGATAGATAACCTTCACACGTCTGAAGAGGAAAGGCTCCAGCAAAAGGCCAAACTGCTTGAGATTCAAGCGGCGGCAATGGACGCGTCTCTTAATTACGAAAAATCTTTAATGGAGTCCCAAGCTCGCATAGTCAACTCAGAGGCAAGGTCTGAGCACTGGCTTACTGCAACTTGGCGACCGGTAACTATGCTCACATTCCTAGCACTGGCTGTGGGCGATTCTCTGGGCCTTCTGGCAACTCCGCTACGTGATGAGGCTTGGGCCTTACTAAAAATCGGATTGGGCGGCTACGTGGTCGGCAGGAGCGCAGAGAAAGGTATTAAGATGCTGAAGCAATGAAACGGCTGATTGACCAATTAAAACGCCACGAGGGCGTGTCGAGGTGGGCATACGAAGATCATCTCGGTTATATCACAACTGGCGTTGGGAGATGCCTTGACCCAGAAGTCGGGATCGGTTTGTCAGATAAAGAAATCGACTACCTGCTACAAAACGATATCGAGCGATGCTACAAAGAACTCGAATGCCTGAGCTGGTTCCCAGATCTGGACCCGATACGTCAGGAGGCTCTGGTAAACATGGTGTTTAACCTTGGCCTTACAAGGTTCCTGCAATTCAAGAAGACCCTAGCCTACCTAGCTGAAGGTCGATACCCCGAAGCCGCCGATGAGATGCTAGACTCAAAGTGGGCGCGCCAAGTCAAAAATCGAGCAATCGAACTCTCCGAAATGATCCGCACGGGTCAATAAAAAAGCCCCATTTCTGGGGCCAGTGTGGTATGTGCAATTAACTCCATTGGAGTGATCTCATTACACCACAAAAATAATTTCAAAAAAACCCTATAAATGTTCATAAAAAGGTAGACACACGTCCTGCTTTTTGAGATACTTCTCTTGTCGGCGCAGGGAGCGCCATTAACTGAGAGGGAAACAAGATGGAGCTAATCGCAACTTACCGCAACGATGCTGACGGCCTTGAAGCGTTGATCATGGACGGCAATGACAAGTTTAACTATCGAGTAGTGTTCCGCGACTTTGATGCTGATGAAACTCTTTTGGTTCGTTTTAAGCACAGCTACTTTGCTTGCATGGAAGACATTAAAGAGTTTTTGTTAGACGATTATGTTCACGTTGAGGCCGCATAAGCGGCCATTCTCTGGAGGGAAATATGTCTACACGTCAACAAGCACTAAAAGTAATCAAGCAACACGGCGGAGAGGTTGACTGGGATGTCAGCTATATAACTGCAACTGACAAGCACATTTGTGTTGATGCTCCGGATGGAACGCTCTGGACATCAAGTGAGGCAGAGTCTTTTGTTGTTAGCTGGTACTGCGGCCCTGCGTCTGAGTTTTGGGACGAAGTAATTAGTAGAGCAAGCATGGGGGCCGAGTAATCGGCTTTGGAGGGAGACATGGACGAGTTAAACGCTGTTGAGTATTCGGAGTGGCTACGCTGGTGTGGCTACGAGGATGCAATGATGTACGCAAATCCGCTAGATAGCGATCCAGATTATCTGGCGGGTTATGCAGAGGGTTATGTTGAACTAGAAATGCAGGGAGCAAGTTATGAAGTGTAATGGATGTGGTACGGCGGTCATTGATGGCGATAAATACTGCTATGACTGCGCGACTATGATTATGGTCGATAACGCGCGCGAGAACATGAACTACATGTGGGAGTTAATGCTTGGCGAATACCTGCCGGCCAAAAATAGCAAGGAAGCTGTCAGGCTCATGGAATCGCGTATGCGTGACATATTCGAGGCGTGTATTGATGAGAATAAAGAGGCGCTATTTCGCGCTGTAAACCGAGTGCTTCTTGAGGAAGCGTTTAACATTAAAGAGGGAAAACATGAGTAATTTACATATAAGCCAAAAACTTGCCGTTATTCAGCAGAAACTCAAGGCTCCGAAGGGACAGGTAAACAAGTTTGGCGGGTATCGCTACCGTTCATGTGAAGACATTTTAGAGGCTGTAAAGCCTCTTTTGGGCGACTGTGTACTGACCATTAGCGATGACATTAGAGAGATCGGCGGGCGCGTTTACGTAGAGGCTACAGCGCGTTTAGGCGATTCCGTTGGCGGATATGGTATAGAGGTAAAGGCTTTGGCTCGCGAGCCTGAATCTAAAAAAGGCATGGATGAATCACAGATTACTGGTGCGGCTAGTTCGTATGCTCGTAAGTATGCGCTGAATGGCTTGTTCTGCATTGACGATACAAAAGATGCTGACGCAACCAACAATCATAAAGACGAGTACCAAGAGCTGTGCGACCAGCTTGCTGACTCAATCGAGGCAATTAAAACGGGTATTCAAATCGGTGACTTGGTCATGGCCAAAGAGGCTTGGGACGAACTCACCGAAGAAGAGAAGATTGGTGTCTGGAAAGCGCCGAGCAAGGGTGGATGTTTCACCA